GCAACTTCTGGAGATTCTTCCTACAGATGGAACGGTGAACTAGATAGAGATTCAAAAAGAAACTCTCAGTTCCGCAGTATGTGCCAGATTTTTATGGAGACTATGAAGATGCTTTCTTGTGGGAGCGCTTACGATGAGAGACGTGTTTAGCCCAATTTTCGGTCCTCCGTGTTTTGAGTGGCTGTACTGGGTAGAATGTATGACAACTAACATTGACTAAGGAGCAGCAAAATGTGCAAAAAAGCAGCAGAAACCGTAGGAGCATTGATGACTGGTCTTGAGCCAGAGCTTCAGTCGCTTCTTACCGCACTTAATCTCGCAAATACAACCGAAGGTATTGCAGCGCTTACAGCTTATAAAACGGCTGCGGCTGCGTTGACAAATTGGACTTCAGGAACAGTTGCACAGGATGTTATCGAAGCTCTAGATGCTTTCGAGACAGTCTTCGATGCTCTGCCTATTCCAACTGCTTATGTCGTTTACGGCAATCTCATCTTGGCAGGTATTACGACCATCATTGGGATTGTTACAGCTAACTCAGCAGTTACGACAACTTCAACCGCCGCTGTAGCTGAAGACGAAGCTGCGACACCAGAAGAGACAACTGCTATGTTTCAAGCTCACGTAGCATCGAAGACCACAGCCAAAGTCCAGACGCTTGTGCCAGGATTTGAGCGCAGCCTTTTTCATTCTCCAGTGTCTCAGCAAAAGAATCAGTGGAACAAGGCAGTCGATGCGAATCCTACGCTTGGTATAAGCAAGGTTTAATCAAGTAACAACAGAGACCTTTGCAACTACTGTGATGCCATCTGCGGCGTGAAGCGCCACCGGAAGTTAAACTCATTTTCAGGAGCAGAAATGAAAATTCTTATACCGATTGATCCTAAGATTGAATTACTGGAATCGGTAGTTTATGCAGAGGATCAACCTGAGTATATTCCTCTTCCAGCAAGTAGGACTCCAGATGGAGAAGTTGTCACTTGCTGGAAGTTAAGTTGGAGAGCACGATTGGCGATATTTTTTGGCGCTCGTTTTTATGTGACTCTCTTGACGTTTAACAGACCGCTGACTCCTCTAAGAGTGAGTGTCGAAAAACCAGTTTACTCAGTTGTAGAAAGTTTGCAATGAGCCAACGTGAAATAGAACAAACGGTGCGAGATATCCTCAGGACTCTTGAAGTAGGAGAGACTGGGGATACCTTCGTGCCGCGTTCTACTATTCTTGGTTACAATCTCATTCCCACGGATCTTTGTAAAAATGCCGCAGAGAAAAAGCAAGTCTTTCGCGCTAATGCTTTGATGGACCTTTACTATTTCAGCACCGTTGTCATGGGCAAGAATCGCTTTTCTAAGAACTCCGACAAAGCAAAGAATCTTCATTATCAGATGTGTCTTACTGTAATGAAAGATGGCCTTAAGGAAGGAATCGAGATTCCCCGTGACCATTTCAAAAGTACAGTCTACAGCGAGTGCTTTTCGATTTGGAGAGCATTACCTTTTGGCAAACGGGAAGAAGATTTCTTTACTTCAGTTGGTTACTCTGATCTCTACATTGAGTGGATGCGTCGAACCCACAGCCAAGACATACGCATCCTCTTGGTGTCCGAGACTATCAAGAACGCAATCAAACTGGGTATCCGAATCTCAAACCACTACGAAAACAATTCATTCTTCCGTCACCTATTTCCAGAAATAATTCCAACTGAAAAGGAGACGTGGACAAATGAATCTCTTCATCAAAGACGAACTCCTGCTGGACGTGGACAGGGAGAAGGTACTTTCGATTTTATCGGAGTCGGCGCGGCCCTACAATCACGTCATTACAACGTCGTGGTGCAAGATGATCTTGTGGGAAGAGAAGCCAGAAAATCCAGTATTGTTATGGCCGATACAATCGATTATCATCAAATCCTGGTCGGTGCTACAGATTCAGACCCGGATAATCCCGGTAGAGACTTTGACGAGATAGTCGTAGGTAACAGGTGGTCGCATGATGACCTCAATTCGCACATACGTCAGGAAGAGCCTTATTTTAGTTGGACTACTCATTCCGCTCTGGGTGGTTGTTGCTCTCTTCATCCTTTCGGTGATCCAATATTCCCAGAGGCTTTCACACGGGAGAAGTTACTACGCTGGAAGCGCCGTCTTGGCAGCTATCATTTTTCTTGTCAGTTTCTTAACTATCCTATTGATCCTTCTAAAGCCAAGTTTAATATGGCGGATTTTCGCTATTTTAACTTTGAAAAAGTAACTGGTGCATTGGCGGTGCCGAAGGAATCTTCGATAGTTAGCAGATACTTTGAGACTTCTCATCCTCAGCAGTATCGCATTGTCATTCGTCATCATGTAGCAGAAGGCGATGTAATAAAAGATGTCTTTCCACGCAATCTGGATCGTTATATGACAGTTGATCCGAATCACGGAGGTTCACACTTAGGCCAAGAAGCCGGCAAAGACGGTCGGTGCCGTCATGCTATTGCGGTTACTGGAGTAGAGCGTGATCCTCGCAGAGTTTACTTACTCGATCAATGGGCCAAAGCTTGTCCTATAGATGATTTTGTTAAGCAGATATTTTTTCTCGCAGTCAAATGGAAGCTTCGTGTTGTCTACGTCGAAGCAGTGGCAGCACAGAAGTATTTGCTTTATCATCTAAACTACTTCGTCGAAGAACACAAGCACGATCATCCAGAGCTTGTTGGTATCCAGTTTCTTCCTCTCAAGACTCCACAGAACGCAAACGCTAAAGCAGAACGAATTGAAAATTTCATTCCAATCGTAGAGCGCCATGAACTTTGGTTAGACACGAATAATTGTACCGAGTTCAAAGAAGAAGTAGAACAATATGGGCAACGGAAAGGTCTTATTGACTTGCTTGATGTTCTCTCTTATGGTCCTCAGATTTGGAAATTTGACAAAGTTTCACAAGAACGTGTCGATGATTTTATGTTAAAGCAGAAGTCACTGTTTGCTCAAAGAATGAGGGCAGCAGCAGCCTAGTACGGGGGAGCAGGGAATGGGTGATACGTGTGCGACTGTGCCTTGTCAGCTTGTTAAGGACATCGAGAGCGATGTAAGAACGCTTAGGCGTATTGTGATTGAAGGAAATGGAGAACCCTCTCTAGTGTCCAGAATGACAAGCGCCGAGACAAAACTTGCTGCGATCGTATGGCTAAGTTGTGCTACTTTAGCCAGTGTCTTAGCCACACTAGCCGCAGTCATAGCAAAGCATTTTTAGGAGTTTTAATGAGCGCTATCTCAGAGAGTCATGATAATGAAATTGGATGGACCTTTAATACACTGAAGATCCATCTCCTTGCTATCATGGATGAACGTGAGAAGGCTCATGAAAAAGCTCTAAACGCTGCTTTAACAGCGGTGAAGGATGGTAAAGCAAATGTTCTTGCTCTTTCTCTCGCTGGCTCAGCAGTAATCGCTACCGTCGTAGCTATCGCAACTTTTTTTGCGATGATACATAAGTAGGAGTAAGAAATGGTTATCTCAGTACCATTACAACTTGCACTGATCTTCTACGTTGTTAATTCTGTCGCCTCGGCTTTGGTACAGGCTTTACCTGTACCAAATGGTAATGTAGTATACACATTCATTTATAAGTTCTTAAGTCTGCTGATTGCGGATTTCAAGAGCTTTAGTGCTACGATACCAGCGCCGCAGCTTCAGTTGACTGCACCAAAGACTACCACAGTCATTGCAGGCACTTCGATAACAACTCAAAGTAACGCAGGCGTCCTCTAATGCCATATCAACCACCCACGCAAGTAACGCCGGAACTTATTGGACCTGATAACTATCGGGAGATTTGTGATTTTATCAAGGATAAGATTGCACATCTCGATAGACGGTTGCAGACTTTTAGAACTGAGAAGTTGCCAGAGTATGTGCGCTTGTACAAGGCACGGCCAAAGAATAAAGAAGCCGATTGGCCATGGCCGGGCGCGGCGAACTTAGTAATCCCAATCATCGGTACAGCATCAGATGAGTTGTTGGCTCGTATCATGGGTGGTATTTATATGTATGATCCGCTCTGGGCAGCTACAATGAGTGGCGGCCTACCAGGAAAAGACGGCGAAGAACTCAAGCAGGTTGTACAAAACTTTTTGATGGACATGGCATATGCGCCGGATGAGTTAGACCTATACAGGGTTGAGCAGAGCGCATTTCACAGTGCGATTAAGTATGGCACAGGAATCATCTACACGCCATATGAGTTTGAACAACAGGTAGTAATGGAGTATAAGAGCGGCGGTACTTCAGAAGAAGATGGCCCAGTCAAATCAGAAGAGCATATCATTACCAAGCGCGATGGTCCTCATCCTGAGTTGTTGCCGCTGAATCGTTTTATCTTTGATCCTTCTGTGCCGAAGTTAGAGAACATGAAGCTCTTTGGACATATTGATTCTCTTGATATGTGGGCAGTGCAGGATCTTAAAGCGAAGAGTCCTTACTACAAACAGAGTGATATTGAATCATTGCTTAGTAATCCTGACGCTGTTCAAGAAACAGAGATGGAACGGGAGATCAATGAGCAGTTTTCGATTGATTCTTCTGGTGTAGACACTGGTGCAGCACGGTGGTACATCTACACAGTGTTCTTCACATACTATCTCAGCGGCAAGGAGTATTCTTTCCAGGCAAAGTATCACAAACGTACAGAGAAGATTCTGTGGATAGCTTTTAATAACTATCCTAAGAACATGCTTCCATATCAG